CATCATTATTTTCATACTTAATACATAAATTCTCATACATATTTTTATTTCTATAAAACATCTTCTGACCTAAATTATATTTTATTTGAAAATCGCTAATAAATTCTTTTTTATTATCTTCTTCCCAGCTCCTTATATCTTCTTCATTAATAACGTCATCATACCAGGTATAGAAAGTAGTTTTATGAACACCATTGAACTCTTTCTTACATTCCTTGATTACTTGATTACGAGACTTTTTCTCCTTTATGAGTTCTTTTATTCTCTCGTAACAACTTTCTTTATTGGGATTTTCTCTTACCATTTAATCCTCCTGCCCAAATAACTTGTCATATTTTTTTGATAGTACATTTTCACTTTCTCTCTTGTATGCCTCCCAGGAATCATCTTTAGTATTGCTGTCTATATCTTTCTGATATTCACCAATATCCAAAGCTAACTTCTTTGATTTCTCCTTAAGAAGATCCATACCATAACCATATTCATCCGAATCCTGTTCCAGATCCAATTTATTCCATGAAATATGAAGTAAATAAATTAAATAAAGATTATGTTCAATCTTATTTTCTAATTTATCTATTCTTTCTATGTTTTTATGATGAATTTTTAAGGCTTCATCTTGTTGCTTTTCAATCCACCTCTGTTTTTTAGTTTCTTCTTTCATTTAATCAACTTCCACTTCTTGAATAAAAACGTTACTTCCTTTTTTTATTTCATGTTCTAATGAGTATCCATTAGCAGTTGAAATCTCTATTGCGTTAATATCCAGATTATTCATAAGGTATGAAAGTATATTTTTACCTTCTTTGGTAATACTTTCAAAACGCACTATATCTTTTTGTTTAAAAGATGTTTTTTTGATATCAAAGATACCTGCACATTCTTTTAATATCGGACGCAAAGTTGATACAGTTTTCTCTTCTTTCATCCAATCTGCATCAAATACATTAGTTTCCATGTAATCAAAGATCTCTAATAAATCTTTCTCAGCTTCATTTGAAATCATTGCTTCAGCAAGTTTTGATAATGCCTTAAGTCTTTTTTCATCAGAAAGAGAATTTGCTTCTCTCACAACTTTGGCAACTGGACTTTCGCCCATAATAGGATCTACATCATAAATAGATCTTTTGTTTTCATTCATAATTAAAATGATATAAAGTTATGCATTCATGATATCATATAATTAGTTTACTAATCAAATTTTCGCCTTTAATATGAGCTTCATAAAACAATTCATTCATGACCATGACATTCATGACGATAAGCAGTTTAAAAAGCACTTAACCAGGATAAATAAACTTTCATCAAATGATAAAAACTTAGATATCCTGATTAACTTACTTTTAATTAATTACTTAAGAACTAAGCACTAACTAGTTTTTTATTTCTTTTAATTTCTTTTAAAGCTTCACCAGCTTCTGATCCTTTTTCTTGTATTCCATGTAATAACAATGCAAAGCCGTTTGCACCCTTATCCATATATGCGTGTGTATCATCGGTATCAATAGGTAAGTTATATAATTTAGCTTCATTAATTGAAAATACAACTTTAGAGAATCTTTTAAAATAACCTCTATCAATCAAATAATCATATTTCCCCCCATAACTCGCAACTACTTTCATATTGCTTTCTATAGATCTATTACTAGGAAATAATATTAAATTCTTAGTATAAAAATAAAATATTAAATCTTTATTCATTGAAGCTACTTTTTTTAGTGCCTCTAATTCAAATCTTGTATATATATCCCCTGACTGATTCCATCTTACTAAATTTATATTCTTACTTCTTTTTTTATTTAATGAAACATTCAAACATTCAACTAACCCGTTAAAATCATCTTTTTTAATATATTCATTCAATAAGCTAGTGTTATGCCTAGTAAGGTTATATAAACTAGGATATAACGCCTCTAAAGTTGCACTATAACAAGTAAATTCAGTATCTTTAAATCTTTTAACTGATCTTTTACCCTGGGCATTCATATCGGCATATGCTCGGCATTTATTAGCACCTGGGCAGGTGATTCCACTACTTTTTGAGAAAGTAATAGTATTTTTAAGCTTAGTGTTATTAACACCAAACTTAAATAATTCTTTTTTCATTTTTAATTAAATAAATTAAGTTTTTAATTGAAAGTAAAAAATACTTTCATAAAAGGATGTTTAAAACATCCCTTTAAGCAAGTATTATTTTTTATTTGGATATACTTTTTTATGGACTGCCTGCCTACTTAATCCAAATATTTCTCCTATATCTGAATAAGTTAAACCTTTTTTTCTTAATTTTATAATTTCACTTTTTAATAAAATATTCTCTATTTTTTTAACGTGTTTATTATATAAAATTTTAGTAAATAAACTTAGATTTATTTCTCCTAACTCTTTAATTGATTTTTTACATAATAAATTATATAAATCCTCATCAACTGTTACTTTAATTTGTTTCTTCATTTTTGAAAATTATCCTTATTAACGTCTATAACTGCTATTTTCATTAAATTATTATATCTAACATTCAAGAATGCTACTTTAAATCTTTTAGCATCCTTTTTATTTACATAAGCACCTTGATTAATACCTAAGTTTTGAAAGTCTTTATTTGAGTTGTAATACTCTAATATCTCTTTTTTGCTCTTAAAGTCGGTACTATAAGCACCCCTGACTGTTAATGTGTGATTCATTTTTTTAATTAAATAAGTTTTTAGTTACGTTTTTAGAAATTACAAAATTATATAATTCTTTTAATCCTTTTTCTATTTCTTCTTCTTTTTCTCCTATATATTCAAAGTCACCTATTAAAAAATAATGTTGATTATCTTTTAATATTTCATACCAACTTCCAAAAGTGAATACTCTTACACTTCTTGTTGGTGCTATTTCTTGACTTGGTAAAATGCAATCTATTGGAACTTTCATACTTTCCAATAAATCATAATTCTCTTTTATAAATGGAACATCATAATAATGATTCTTCCATTCTTCAAAACTTAATTTTTTCATAGGTTTAATTAAATTAATTTAAATGTAAAACTATTTATAAAAAATAGTTTTTTATAATCTCGATTAATTCGAGACTATAAGAAAATATTTTTATATATCTATAGTCGTTTTATAGTCTTCTCTTTTTTTTAAAATATTGATTTTAGATAAGTTAGCTTCGTGTTGACTTATCTTAAAACCTCCATTATTAAATTCTAATTTATCAAAATATATTAATACTTCATTTATAGTTTTAAATTGTTTTATTTTATATATTTGATTATCTTTTATAGATACATATCTAATATTAAATACTCTATCTTTTTCTGAATATATTCTCTCATGTTCATTTATTCTCTTACTTGTATAAATTTCACTTGTTACAAAATAACTACCTGCATCTAATACTTTAAAAGGTTTTTCAATTCTACTCTTAAAACCTTCCATAACATCCTTATTAAAAAATAAAGGAAAACTTTTTTTAATTTTTCCTATAGTATTAAATTGATTTTTCATTGTTTTTAAATTAATAAAGTGAATAAAAAAAAGTAAGTCAATTAAGACTTACCTTGTACCTTGCCAATAGTCGTTACTAATTTTTTTGTTAGTTTCTTTTATTGGATGATTAATTGATTCTTTTTTTAATAAGTCATCTTCAGTTATTGTAAATAACTTATCAAATAAAGTTTTATAAAATTGTTCTTGGCTTTTACCTTTGCCACCATGAGCAACAAAACCACTATACTGATGTATAGCCAAAACAATTATATTGTATTCTTGAGAGTTTAAATACCTCATAATTAAATCCTATTTAAAAGTGTTTGTACTTGACCAGCTCTTTCTTCTAATCTTGTTTTTAATGTGTTTGTAATTGTTAATCCTTGCCAAAGTAGGATTAAAAAACAACTTACAAAAATAATTGTTCTTGTCATCGGTTTAATTAATTTAGTGTAATTTAGTTTTAGTTGAGCTGTAAGAGTATTTAAGCTGAGATAGATGTTAACTAGTCTAAACTTAGTTAACACCTGTCTCAATAGCTTAGAGAGTACTCTAGTTAGATGTAATACCTATTATAGAAGTCAGGATAAGTGAGAATATGTTTTACTGCTGGTATGTTGTTTGAGTTTACAGCAGCTCTAAACTTATCCCAAACAATAGGAGATAAATCTTTTTTAACTTGCTTTAAGTTAGTTCTAAATTGAATTAGAATACCTAAGAGAGTTCCTTGTTTCATGAGAAATTAATATGCGGTTGTTTAGGTGCAGAAGTTGAAAGTTTTTATACCTTCCCCTTCCCCCATATTCTAGCTACTAGATATATAGTTACATAATTATATATCAATATCTTAACATTATATAACAATAGGGGGGTAGTGTAGCAAATGTTACACACATATATACACACACGGGTACCATAAATATATTCTGACTAATTTTTTGGTTCAATGCGGATGGCGAGTTCTGGAGCTTGGATATTAACAGTTTCAACGGATTCACCAACAACTTTGCCTAGTGAGTCTAGGATTTGAGCGGCTGTTTGAAGTTGACCTTTTGATATGGCTTTGTTGAAGAGTCGCATTCTCATAGCTTGTAGACGAGGAATCATTTTATCTCTTTCTTTGAGCCAATCTTGATCATTCCATTCTTTAACTTTTTTCCAATCAGCCCAACCTGTAGGTTCTGAGATACCTTCTCTATGAGAATGTTCTATGACAAGTTGTCTGGTAGTTTTACCTTCTAGCTGACGGGAGTATAGACGTTGGCAACGAGCTTCAATAACTGCTCTTGAATTAGTGCCACCTGTATATTTTTGAACACGAGGTTTACGTTGAGGAGCTGGAAGGTCGTAATTTAGGTTGTTTATGAAAGATTCAGCCACGGACTTAGTCTTTATAAGGGTTAATATTCTGATAATAGCCTTAAAAGTATGAAATGCGAAAGAAAATGAGTAATATTATGAAAAAAAGGATGATATGAGCTTAAATGAGGTCAGTTTAAGGTATGCACAGGGGGAGGTGTTCAATAGTGAGAAAAGATTTCGGGTGCTGGTTGCTGGAAGAAGGTTTGGGAAGAGTTATTTAAGCTGTATTGAGTTGTTAAGAGGTGCAATCAATAGACCTGGAGAGGTTTATTTCTATTGTGCTCCTACATATCGTATGGCAAAGGATATTGCGTGGAAGGAACTGAAGAGATTAGTACCTAAGACTTGGATACAGAGCAAGAATGAAACGGATTTAAGGATAGATCTGATAAATGGATCGAGTATTGAGTTGAAGGGTACTGAAAATGCGATGGCATTGAGGGGTAGAAGTTTAGCGGGGGTTGTATTGGATGAAGCGGCTTTTATGGAAAGGGATGTGTGGGCAGAGGTTATTAGACCTGCATTGGCTGATAAACAGGGGTGGGCTTTATTTATCAGTACTCCTGATGGTACTGCAAGCTGGTTTTATGATATGTGGTGCTTCTGTGGTGAGCAAGAGTGGGATGATTGGCAAAGATGGAGCTTTACTACGATAGAAGGGGGTAATGTTAAGGCTGAAGAGGTTGAAGCGGCTAGGGGTCAGTTAGATGCTAGAACATTTAGACAGGAATTTGAGGCCAGTTTTGAAAATTTAACTGGTTTGGTTGCTGTTAGTTTCAGTGATGAGAATATTGATAAGGCAGTGCAGGATTTACATATGCTGCCTTTGTTATTGGGGCTGGATTTTAACGTTGATCCTATGGCTGGGATATGTGCTGTAAAGCATAATAATACACTATATGTCTTCGATGAGATCATGCTGACAGGTGGTGCTACCACTTGGGATTTTGCAGAGGAAGTTGTAAGAAGGTATGGAGTTGACAGAAGAGTGATTGCCTGTCCTGATCCTACTGGTAGTGCAAGAAAAACAAGTGGAGTTGGTGTTACTGACCATACAATTCTCAGACGTAATGGTTTTACTGTTATGAGTCCTAAATCACCTTGGAGGATCAGAGATAAGATAACTGCTGTTAATACTGCTTTGTATGATGCCGAAGGTGAAAGAAGAACATTAATACATCCAAGATGTAAAGAATTGATAAAAGCACTTAGAACTTTGACATATGCACCGAATACTGGTCTTCCTAATAAAAATCTGGGTGTGGATCATGCCTTTGACGCATTTGGTTATCTTTGTCTACAACAATTCAATTTGGCAAAACCAGAGACACTAGGGCAAACTTCGTTTAGAATATATTAAGATACCTAATTCTTACTATGCCTTACCACACTGGAATGAAG